GTACTATTATTTTGTACTAATTCACAATCTATAATTTGAGAAAAAGAATATTTATTATTATTTATTATTAATACCTTCTCTTTATCATTTACATATAAATCATTATGTACTTTTTTGTATCCTCCACTAAGCAATTTTAAATCTTTTTTCTCAATTTCTTCGTCTTTTTCTGATGCATAATATGGATTTGGTTTTAATACTAAAATTATAATATCTATTATCCACCCTATACCAAGCAATCCTAATGTAAGAAGATATATGACACCAATTTTATTCTTTCCTTCATAGAATTTATGTGCTCCTAAGTATCCTAAGCATACACATAAGCTTAATGCCACCCATTTGTTTTTAGCCAATGACTTATCCATAAATCATATCCTCCCCCCAACTGTCTAAACACATTATTTATTTTAGTGTTATTGTATAGATTAATTTTCTAAATTATCTATAGCATATTGTGCTTCTTCTTCTGTAAAGCCTTCAATTTCAGATGTTAATTGATTGTATACTCCTTGCTTTGACATACTCATTGTTTTTTGATAATCTTTAGCTTTAGCTAATGCATTGGCTTTCCAATCTACTTTAATATTATCTATAGCATATTGTGCAGCGTCCTCTTTAAACCCTTCAATTTCAGATGTTAATTGATTGTATATACCTTTTTTTGACATGTGCATTATATCTGAATATGTCTTAGCTTTTTTTAACGCATTCTTGTATTCAGTTGGAACATTATCATCTTGATTTACTTCTTCTTTTATAGTTGAGTTGTTTATACTATTATCTTTATTTTGGTTAATATTATTATTTCCTTGTGTTCCTCCAATTATTGCTATTAATACAACTATTATTATTAGCCAAAACCACCATTTCTTATAAACAGGCTTTTTAGTTTTTTCTTCATATCTTGCCATATTGTAATCCCCCTTTTCATTTTTCTAATAAAAGTATATTACATTATTTTACATTTTGCAACATTTATTTTAATTTTCTTAATCTTACTATTTGTTCTTGTGGAGATTGTATCTTAATTTTAGGCTCTTCCTTGAATAATTTGGCAAACATTTTTCTTAATGGAATTACTTTAGGTCTTTTACTCATACTATCAGCTTTTATTAATTTGTCTGTTGAAGCTTCTTGTAATTGTATTTGCATTTTAAAGTCATCTATTATTTTAACCATATTAGTTTGTAAGTATAAATTTATTTGTCTATACTCTGCATTCCAAAATTCATCTGGATTTATTCCAAAATAATATGCTAATGGTTCTAAAGAATATATTAACTCTTTTAAATTATTAGATATTTTTATATTATATGTTATATCTTCTATGCTTTGTATCCTTGAAATTCTTGCTCTGCTACTTTTGCTATTGCCTTTTCTGCTGAGTTCTTTATAACTTCGTTCATATTCATTGATGATAAAGGACTTGACATCTTGTCTTTTAGTTGTTCCTTTGTCATCTTGCTGTTGAAAAAACCTTCTTTATTTATATCCTCTGCAATTTCTTCAAATATTTCTTTATATGTTTTTTTCTTTTCTTCCATATAGTCATCTAAAAAGTCATACACGTCTGTATTACTTTTAAATGAGCTTGTTTTATCTTCATTCTCTGCTAATATATATATTATTTTACTTAAAGCTTCTAAATCAAATTCATTCATTGCTTTAAAATATACATCTTCAAAATTCTTTCCTTCTAATTTTTTAGCTATATCTGCTATTTTCCTTGTTCTTAGTACTAAGTTTATTTTTTTACTTTTTGTTTCTAATATCATTTTCTATCTTCCTTTCTCTTTTCTCCTCTTTGCAAAAAGGAGAATGCTAATTAAAGCATTCTCAAAATTTTAGCCAGCAGTAGGCAAACCTTTGCTTTCTTCAACTGCTGTTGATTTATATAATGTTAATGTTTCTTGTAGCATTTCATCTACAGCTAATGCATTCATTCCAAGTCTTACTTTAGCTTGAAAATAGAAACATACTGGTTTTCCTGTTTGAGTTGCTGTCTCTTCTGGTAGTAAAATAAACCAGTAATAATCTTTTGTTTTGTCTAATGCTTTCAATTCGTCATGTTGTTCTTCAGTAAATAAAACTGGTATTGCTATAGCATCTGCACTTCTTCTTCCGGGTACTTGTCCTGTGTAGTCAGTATCTAATGCACTCCACTCAATGCCTTCTGGTGCTGGGTCAAAATCTGGTATTTCTTGTACATATGCTACTTGTGTTTTTTCTCCTTCCTTAGTTTCAGAGTAATATAATTTACTCAACATTGTTGAATATGGTGTTCCATTTTCCATAGTTCATTCCTCCTTTATAAAAATTTTATCTTATATAACTAAAAGAGTTCGTTAGAGCATTCCAACGAACTTCATAGCTAGTTATAAACTTATATTTTTTTGTTATTTGGTCAAAAATAATAGGACTTGAATTAGTCCTTGTAAAATTTCTTTTTTGCAATTGTTTGTCTGTTCTGTCTGCCATTTCCATACACATTCTTTGATTATTGTCCCAATGCTCTATTGAAACTTGAAATGTTTTTCTTACAGGTATTCCATTATTAGAATTATTTGTACTTTCAAGTGGTGTATCTATAACTCTACATGGAAATGTACTTTCTGTTGTTGGAGTTGTTAATACTGTTTCTGTATTTGTTCCCTCTATATCTTGAATTATAGATAAATCATTATATAATAAATCTGACATATCTTTTGTGCTAAATTCATATATCATTTTACTTGCATACCTCCTGTAACATTTCGTATATTTGTTTTTCTACTGCTTCAATATTAGTATCTCTAGTTTTAAATTCTGCATCTTGTAAGAAGTGATTTGGCTCTTGTCCATGAGCTATATAGAATTGCATACCTTGTATTTCTATAACTGGAAAACTTAATGATTTATTCACTTTATTTACTGGTATAAACCATTCTGTATAGCCACTTTCTATAAAATGTTTGGTACTTCCAACGTGTTCTTTCTCTGCATACTGTCCTGTTCCAAAATATTCAAACCACAAATAAGACTGTTCATTGCTCATAAATTTACTAGGGTCTGCATAAACTCTACCTTTTATTTCTTTAGTAGATAAATCAACCCTATCTATTATTATTCCTTCTTGATTATGTCCTTTTTCCAATCGTATAGCTTCTGTTTGTATGTTATCCAATACTTCTTCTATACCTTTTTGTATTGCTTGTGGTAATTTTTTTCTTATTTGTTTGAATTTCTTGAAATTATGCTTTGCTTTAATCTTGCATTTTAATCTAATCGCCATTGTACTTCTCCAGTTTGTATAAAGTAGTTTTGCCTATCTTAGGACAGTCAGTTACTAAGTAATCTGGTATGAAACTGTCAAGCTTTGATATATCTGTAAGCGATATTCCATTTCCTTTTTTAATATCGTAGTCCATATCAGTTCTTGCATTTTCTATACTATAATCTACTTCTCCCGCACTATTCCTATCCAGTTCGTTTAAATCATTTTGTAAATTAAGATATGCAATGTCTTTATATTTCCACTTTTTTTTAGTTTCTCCATGATCATTTATCTTCTCATATTCAGATATCCAAACTTTAGTTAAATCTTTTAATAACATTATTTAATCCTCCTCAGTCCAGATTTGATAATGTTGTTTCTTAACTTGTCTACTATATCTTCAAATGAACTAGATACACTTCCTTCATTTCTACTTGTTAAACCCTCTGCACCTCTTGCAAGATATTCGGCTTTAACCGCTTTTTTTATATAAGGAAATAGCTTTTTATCATCTGTTTTTCTATTTGAAATATCAGAGGCAATAGAACTAACTTCCTCTAATATATCTTTTAAAACATCGTCATTATTTCTATAATTAGCTCCTAAATCAGATTTTATTTTTTCAATATTATCTGCCATCCTATTGCCTTCCTTCCTATTCAAATGTAGCATTATTAAATGTTAATGTAACTACACTTTCATTATCTACTAAAACTTCAAATTTAGCTGTTTTAGTAACTCTAAATACGTTATCTTTTTCAAATGGTATATTTTCCTTTGTTGCTGTACCATTTTTCTTAAAAGTCATATTTGTACCAGTTTTTTCTAAACTAAATGGAAAAAAATATCCGGATTGTTCAGATGCGTTTGTAGAATTGAAACCTGTATAACCAGTTACTTTATGGAATGTACCTGTTACATTTCCTTGTTCATCTACTTTTATATCTGTACCTATCATTTCGGATACTTTTTTCCCATATAGCTCGGTATCTTGTGAGGGCACTGTTACGTTTTTATTAGTTACTAGTCTGTCTTTTTTTTTACATAGAAAATAGTATCTTCCATTAAAGCTTTTGTTCCTTTATATAGATAATCTTCTAATGCTACTGCATCATCAAAAGGTACTTTTTCAGCTGAGTATTCAGATACATAATAAGGTTGAGCAATTGCTCCGTCCATCATTACTACGGCCTCAACATCTGTTGGTAATCTATTTGATTCATAAACTCTAACAGAGTCATACATACCAATAGCTTGTTCTTTAGGGTCTGTACCATTTGGTAATTCATCTAAGATTTTCTTCATAGCTTTTCTGTATGTGCTATTTACTACTATTACTAATAAGTCTGATTCGATACCATCAATAAAATCATTTTTTAAAGTTCTAGCTCTTTCTAATAACTCATCAATTGTATCTTGTACATTATCTTTAGGTGTTACTTCTGTTCCTTCTGTTACTTTAGCAAAAAACTCTCTGTCTAAATATCTTATAATAGCTGATTGATGATTTACTTTTCTTCTTTCTGCCATTCCATCAATACCATATAATTTAACATCTTTTCCTTGTAATTCTTCTACAATTTCTTTATCAGTATCAATAACTACTTTTACTGGTTTGCCTTTTACTGCATCACCTTTTCCAGCTTTTCTTGCTGTTCCTTTGTCTTTTAATTCAGCATTTACAAATCTTTTATATTCAATTACTCCACCTTCTGGAGTTCCTGAACCATTTTTAGCTTTTATTTGCTCAGATACTGCTTTAGCTGATACATTTTCTAATACTCCGCTTAATACTTGTTTTAAATTGTCTTTTGTTTCACCGTCTTGTAGCATTATATTTAATGCTTCTTGTGTAATTTGTTCACTTGCCATTTTAAATTCCTCCCTTATTAATAACTTGCTCTAGGTATTTCTTTGTTTTTTACATTATCAATACCTGTTTTTGATATAGGTGTATCTTCCTTTAGTCTTTCATTTACAGCTTTTTCAACTGCTTTATTAAACGCAATAGATATTTCATCTATTTTTGTATTTATTTCGTCAGCCTTTGCTGTACTAAAATTAAAGAAATTCAATAAAGATACATCTAAACCTTTGTCACTCGCTATTTTTAATGCTTGTTCTTTTAACTTATAAGCATTTAGTTCAGCAAGTGCGTCTGTTTTTTCTCTTTCAGCTTTTTGTGCTTGATATTCAAGCTTTTGCTCTTTGTTCATTTTTGCAAGTTTCTCAGCTTCTGTCTTTTCATTATCCATAATTTCTTGCCAATTTGTTTTAGCTGTTTCAATTGCTTCACGAACTTTTTTGTCATAAGCAGATTGATATTCTTTATTTGAATTGATTAATTCATCAAAACTTAAAGTTTTATTATCTCCTTGCTTATCGTTATTTGTGTTTGTTTGTGTCCCAGTAGTTGGATTTTCTCCCCCAACAGTTACGTCCTTTTTATCATCTTCCATGATTGTTCCTCCTTGTCCCAACTGTTCTATTTCTAGCCCAGCAGTTACACTTTTTATTTTGTTTATTTTATAAGCCTAACTACAAGAAAAACGGCATGAAAAAAGACGCATATTTGCGTCTTAGATTTATAATTATTAAATTTTAATATCTTATTTATTGTCTTTAAAGTCTATATTCTTACATACTTTTTCTATTTTCTTATATAATTTTGAGTTCTTATCTACTTCTTGTTTATCATTCCAAAACTGTGCCTCTAAGCTACTACGTTTTTCTTCTTTTGTCATTTCATTATTTAAATTCTTATCCGTTACCATACTACGCTTCCTCCAATTTAACATATATTATACCATTTTTATTTTTTATGTCAATTAATTGAAAATCTGTGTTTCTGCTAAACAATATTTCTCCTCCACCTTCATCATTTAATGCCGATAAGTTTCTTCCTGTTTTTGATTTTATTTTCATTATCATTTTAAAACCGGTATCATATATGTCTAGTGACGAAGATATATAACTGTTCCAATGTCCTATTCTTTGTTCATTGTCAAATATCGATAAAGCCTTAGCTACATCTTCAGTATTTCTTACATAGACACTCCTGTTTACCCAACCTCTGTATATCGGCATTCCTCTTAATGCCTCATCAAGGTTTGAAATGTATTTCTTGTCATCAGCAGTTAATTCTATGCCAGAATATAACTTTTCATTTATTTTATATGATTTGCTTTTTAAATATTGTTCTAGTGCTCTATATTGTTCTTCTCTTATAATGTTGCCATTTCTAAAATCATTACTTTTGTAATTTGTATTATATATGATTGTTGAACGGCACCAATGAAAATGATGTGAAATAGGAGGTAAATTTAAGCCTAAAACTAATCCTATACATCTGACTCTTTGTATTCTTAGTTCTGCCTGTGTTTCACCATAGTATCTATTAAAAGTATTTTCTTTGTCAATATAAAATAGTTGATTATTTAGGCTATGGCACATATCTGTTTCATTACCGTCTATTGTAGCAATAAATCTTACTTGAGCATTTTTGTCTACTTCTTTTATGCCTTCTACTTTAGCCAGATTATTTACTCCAATTAATTGTGCATCTATATCTCCTGATATTTTTTCTCCATTTATATTAAGCTTAGAATTGTTTTGTCGTTTAACTAAGTTCTGGTATATATCATTCGTTATATCAGGTTGTCTTTGTTGCTGTAAATCAATTGTCATTTGTCTGTATATTTGTTGTGCATTAAATTGTATTGTTGCTTGTATATATTGTTCAAATACATAACCTCTTGCGTTTGGTTGGTCTAATAATGCTAAAAATAAAGCCCATTTTAATATATCTATCGGCTTTCTTTCTTTTTTAGATAACGTATTATTTACCTCTTGTTGTCCTTCTTGATAATAATAATTTGCGACATCATACATTATATTTAATTCTTGTTCTTTTAATTTTGCTTGTTCTTCTACGTAAGCACTATATATAAGTAATTCTAGTATTTCATTATTTTTTACTCTTGTTCTATTATAGATGCTTTTAGCTAACATTCCAAAATATCCAGTAAGCAGTCCTTTATCTTTCCATTCGTTTATGTATGTATTAACTCTATTTTTTGTTTTAGTATCTGCTATATTATATAACGTATCAAAATCAAATTTAAAACTATCTATTATTTCTTGTAACCTGTTTTGTGTTTGCTTACTTGTTTTTAAATATAATTGTTTTAGTTCTTTCATTTTTTTGTCATGATAATTCCAATTGTCCATTTAAAACACCTCACTTTGTTACGGTGTCTGACTGCTTAATATTGTTTTGTTTTACTTCTGTTTTAATTTCTTGATTGTCTGTTATTTTCTTATTGTCTTGCTTTTGTTGTTCTGTATTTAATTGTGCATTATTTGTATCTTGTCCCATTTTTTGCATATTCTCTAAATTCTTTTCTATATTAGCTTCGTTTTGTGCATCCGTTTCAGCAAGTTCTGCTTCACTGTCTAAGTCATAAGGTAAATGGTCTATAACTGTTTTATCTGATAACAAGCCTCTTAATTTTAGCCAAGCATTTACAACACTTTCTGTATCTGTTGGTAAATTTCTTACTAAGATAACTTCTATATCTCTAAAATCATATTGTTTGTTTTTCTTTAAATTTATTCTTTCAGTAATCATTTTCCACATTCTTAAAAATTCTGCTTTAAATAAATGGTCTGCTTGTTGTAATACCTGTTCTAGTGGAAAGAATTTCTTTTCCAAAGCACTTGCATTATCTGCATTTGTAAATCCTTGGTCTGTTACATTTGGTACTCCACTTATCATTAAGGCCATATCCAAACAAGTCTTTTTGTGATTTTCAGAAGCTGTATCATTTATATCTTTTGTTACCCAATCTATATCTCCACTTTGGTCTGGAGTATAAAATACTTTTGCATTTAATATTGTTTCATCTTCTTTTTGTCTCGCTGGGTTATTTATCATTACTGGTTGTCCATTGCCATCTACTTGTGGATGTCCGTCTTTGTCTGTCGCTTGTATTATCGCTTCGTTATCTGGTGTAAATCCTGTTATTTTTAATTTGGCATTGTCGTTATATTCAAATGTATTTGCATTGTTTTTTATTACTTGCTCGTGCTTTTTTATTAAAGTTATCACATTTTCAAAAAAAGCAAGTCCATCTGGATTTTCTACTGCAAAGCAAGGAACATCATTCCATAATACCTCTTTGTTGCTTCCTTTTACTTCTTTAAATTCATATTTAGCATCTTTATTTATATTTTCCTTTTCTATTCCATCTACATATTGTTTTTTATACTCTTTTGTTATTAGCTCTAAATGTGTTTCTATTCCTCCTGTACCTGTATTTTCAAACCAAGCCCTTAGTAGTCCAATTTTTCTTTGCGGTGTTTCATAATTCCAGATGGCTATTGTATTAAGGCTTGATGTATGTGCATATACTATTTCGTCATCTTTTTTTCTTTGATATAATAGCCCATAACAAGCACCTGTTGATATGTAATCTTTCACACAGTCATAGAAAAAGCTACCATTGTCATTATATTTTGTAATATAATCAATGATAGCTTGAAATTCATCTGGGTTATTCTTTTCTCCAAATATCTTTCCAAATATTTTCTTTAATATATTTTTCTGTGTTTCATTTTGCTTTTTTACTTTATATTGGGGTTCTTTTCCTCCAAAATAGCCACTTGCTATAATAGTTATATAATATTCTAATGCTACTACAACATCACTTTTATCATATTTTCTTGTAAATCTATCGTATAAATATTTTCTATGCATTAATATTGGTAATGCTCTTCCCCATAATGTACTTATGTTGTTATTTATATTTTTTTCACTTAAAAAATCATCTTGATATTGTATTCTTTCTATTACGTCCATATCGTACTCCTTACATAATACTGTTATACCCAAAACTTATCGTGTTTGGCTTCGGATGCTCATACACTCCCGTTAGGCAATCTTCCGCATCGTCATGTTCATTCTTTCCAGTTCTTACATAATGTTTTAAATGTTTTGCAAACTCTGGCCATCTATCTTCCCAATTTATTGGAAAATAAATGTTATTCATAACTGCTGTAGAATTACTTAATATTCTTGCTATTTTATTTTCACTTTGATGAAATGGATTTATTTTTGTATGATAATTATTTAATTTTTTTAACTGTTCTTTTACATTTCTTGCAAAACCTCTACCACCGTTGTTACTTTCTATATTTGCATATCCTACTTTATCTTTAGTAAGCATTTTTGCTACTGCTGGCTCTGTTATCTCCATACTTTCTTGTGTATATATTACATCTAATATGTAATATGAATTATTATACATTTGATAATCTATCGAACATAAATAATCTTCTCCTTCATCTGCTGTATCTGTATAGTTCATAATGTAATGTGCTGGTGGTAACTTATCATATGTTTTAAAACTACTATATAACCTGTTTTTTATGTCTATCGGTTCCTGTTGATAATTAGCATATATTATATCTTTATTCATATTTTTAGTTTTAAGCAAATAATCTTCTTTACTTAATATTTCTGGGCATAGCATTGAACCATCTTTTTGTACTGCTTGATAATTTATATGTCTAACATTATCATAATTGTTTAAAATATACCCTGCCAAGTCATTCTCTGCCCATCGAGTCATAATAATAATTAGCTTGAACCCATTTTCTGTTCTAGATAACATTGTATTGTTAAACCAACTTATTAACTTTTCCAGTATCGCCTCATTGTATGCTTCTTTTTCATTCTTAATTAAGTCATCTATTATCATTAAAGTACAACCAAAACCTGTTGCTGTTCCTGTTGGCGATGTTGCTAAATAATTAGCTTGACCACTTCCTTCTAATGCCCATTTATTGCTACTTGCTTCGCCATACTTTATTTTTGTATTTGGGAATATATCATTATATACTATTATGCCCTCGGTCTTCTCCGATGCGATTGTGTCTCTTACTGACTTTGCAAATGTTCCTGATAAAGTTTCATTGTAGGATCCTGTCATTACTTTTTCATGATTGTTTTTTCCCAAAACCCATTCTGTTAGTTTTCCTGCTGTCCTTGATTTGCCATGTCGTGGTGGTAAATTCATTACCATTATTTTATCTTCTAGCCTTTTGCTTTCATAAAAATCTTGTAATTGATAGCACATATCTTGTAAAAACAGTCTATCACTTTTATAAAAATCTCCTGCTGTTAATTTACAATATTCAAAAAAATCACGTCTAGCTAATTCTAAACGTGCTTGTTTTATTAATTCATCTTTTACTTTATTATTTATCACTATTTATCAACTGCCTTAGCTCTTCTGTCGTCATGCCTTCAAATGGATTGTTTATGTTTCCACTATGTGCCAATTCTTGCTTATCTTTCCAACCAAAGTTATTTTTTAAATTGAATATTATTCCTGTTGTTGAACTATCTATTATTAAATGTTTTTCTAGATAGTTTTCAACTTTTAATTTTGCTTTTTTTATTGTGTCGGAAAACTTTTTATCCTTAACATATTCAGATAAAGTGTCTCTACATATATCTAATGCTACGCATAAACCTGTTACCGTATAAGGCTCATTCTTTTTGTCACATTCTTTAAAGTACTTATCTATTTTTTGTTGCATTAGTTCTACTTCTGTATATTTCTTTGGTCTTCCTGTTTTTGTCATTTTCTCACCTGCTTTTTCTTTTTTATTTCTTTTGCTATTGCTATTGGTATACTTACTATCCAAGCTCCAACTATAAATATTATTGCTAATAAAATGAATAAGCTAATTATTGCTGCCATTAATATAATTGGACTGAGTATTATTATTAATATAATTCCTAATATATTTAACATCGTTTCCTCCTACAATAGTCTTTGCATTTATAATTTATACAATCAGCTTGTCCATCTATTTGTATTACTATATTACATTCTGTATATTCTTTATTTTCATGATGTATACAATGAGGACATATCTTTTCTTTATATTCATTTAATATTTCTTTTGTTTCCATGTTATACTCCTTTTATATAAAAAAAGAACCTATCTGTTATAGATAAGTTCACATAACGTATATTACATTTTCGTAACTTTTTTGTAATATTTTATTGATTAAAGTACTCTTTTGTCGTATAATATTT